ACCAGCACCCGCAAGACCGGCCAGGCCGCGAGCAGCTGCACCGCCGGCGCGCAGATAGCTACCAGCGGCCGCAAGACCGCGAGCGCCGCGAGCGCCGCGAGCGCCGGCGCCAGGATCTCGACGACGTCGAGCAAGCGCGCGTCGAGCTCGAGCGCAGCGACCGCCCAGGCCACCAGCACGACCGCCGGGCACGCCGGCACCGCCACGCCCAGCGCCGCGAGCAGCCTCACCGCCGCCGCGACCGTAACCACCAGCGGCCGGAAGATCGCCGCCGCCGCGAGCGCGCTGCAGGCCGGCGCCAGGATCTCGACAACGTCGAGCAAGCGCGCGTCGAGCTCGAGCGCCGCGAGCGCCGCGGCGCGCGTCACCACGACCGCGAGCGGCGCGACCTCGAGCAGCCTCCGCGCCGGCGCGCCGCGCATCACGACGACCGGACGGAAGATCGGCGTCACGACGAGCAGCGCCGGCGCGCAGACGACCCTCGCTACGACGACCGGCCCGCGCCTGGCGCGCACGACCTCGAGCATCACCGCCACGGCGCGCATCAGCACGACGGGCGTCGCCAGCGGCGCGCTCACCGACCCCGGGCACATCACCGCCGGCGCGATCGGGCACCGCGCCGGCCCAGCGGCCGGCCACGTCGCCGGCAGCGGGCCCGGGCACCGCGGCGCCTCGAGCGCCGGGCACACCAACCCGGCCGGGCCCGGCCATACGATCTGAGGACACCGATGAGCGTCACCGTCACCTACACCAGCGCCGCAGACTTCGAGGCCTACGTCGAAGGCTGGGTGACCGACAACCCCGACGCCCTAGCGCGCCTCCTGCAGCGCGCCGAGCGCGACGTCGACGCCATCCTCGGCCCGGTGCCGCGCCGGCAGCTTTCGACGACCGGCCTCAAGCTCGACCCGACCGTTCTACGCGACTGGGAGGCCCGCGCCCTCAGCCGCGCCGTGTGCGCGCAGGCAGAGTGGCGCTTCTACCGCGGCGAGGCCGAGCTCGCCGCCGGCCGGCAGACCAAGATCGAGCAGGGCCCAGACTTCAAAGTCGAATACGCCGACGGCGACACCAAGGCCAGCGGCCTCTACGCGCCGAAGCTGCGCGTCGAGCTCGAGCCCATCGCTCACCTACGGCGCCTCAGCGCCCGCCTCGTATGAGCCGCGGCCCGCTGCAGACCAACGCGCGCCTGACCGCGGTCACCAGCGCGACCGCAGCGACCGGCGGTCGCGAGGACTGGGACCAGGCCGAGGGCACCGAGCCCGCCGGCGCCGCGACCGGGAAGTGGACGGGCGACGAGCCGGCCTACTACCGCGAGGCCGTCGAGAAGATCCCGCAGGGCGCCGACGTCCTCGTTCGGCGCACCCTCTGGCTGCAGACCACGACGGCGCGCGAGATCGGCATCGACACCGACGACGTCCTGACGTTCGTCGACCCGGGCGGCACGACCCGCACCGCGACGGCCGTGGCGATCGCCTACAGCGACGCCAGCGCCGCGCCGGCCGCCGGCCAGCCCGCGGGCCCCGCGCTCGTCAGCGCGCGGCTGCAGACCACCCGCATCGAGCTCACGCCCGCCTAGTCCGCGCCGGCGCGTAGCCTCGACGGCGATGCCAGCCGGCGGCCACGTCACCGACCCGCTCACCGCCGAGCTCATCGGCCTATTCGAGCGCGGCCAGACCCGCCTCGAGGGCATCATCCACGACGGCCTGGCGCGCGGCCTGAGCGCCGAGCGAATCAACGGGCCCGACGCCGTCAGCGGCGACGCCACCCACGCCTACCGCGTGCGGCAGCACCAGCAGGCCGGCGCCATCATCGCCACCCTCAAGACCGACGTCGCCCGGCAGGGCCCGCTCATCGCCGGCCGCGCCTACCGCGCCGGCGCGATCGCGGTCGACCGCAGCCTCCCGGCGAGCAACGTGCTCGGCGGCACCTTCGGCGGCGTTCACGTTCGAGCAGCCGAGGCGATCGCCCAGAACATGACCGGCGCGATGACCGCGGCGCTCGACCGCGTCAACACCAACATCGGCCTCGTATTCGAGCGCGCCGACGCCCTCGAGGCCGGCGTGCCGATCAGCGGCGTGCGCGGCTTCCCGTTCGTCGGCCGGCGCCTCGACGACCCCTACCGCAGCGCCGCGCTCGAGACCGTCGGCCAAGGCCTCGTCGCGCAGGACACCCGCCGCCAGGTCACCGCGCAGCTCGCCCGCCGGCTGGTGACCGAGGGCACGACCGACGCCCTCACCGGATTCGTTGACCGCAGCGGCCGGCGCTGGTCGCTCGAGGCCTACACCAGCATGGTCGCGCGCACCACCACGCGCGAGGCCGTCAGCCGCGGCACCGTCAACCGGCTAGCCGAGGCCGGCCAGGACCTCGTCGAGATCAGCTCGCACGCCCACACCGCCGACGAATGCACGCCCTACGACGGGCAGACCTTCTCGCTCGAGGGCAAGACCCCCGGCTACGACCAGCTCGACCAGCTACCACCGTTCCACCCCAACTGCCTGCACGTCGTCACGCCGGCGGCCGCCGACCTAGCAGCCTGGGAGGCCGAGGTCGCCGACGCGATCGCCGAGACCGAGCCGCCGCGGACGCCGGCGCGCAAGCCCGCCGCGCGCAAGCCCAGGGCGCCGCGCAAGAGCGCGCTGCAGAAGAGGCTCGAGGCCGGCCTTCCCAGCGAGGACCCGGCGTTGCGCGACTGGGTGATCGGCCAGGCCTACCGCCTCTCGACGACCGCGACCCAGGGCAGCAGAATCGAGGCGGCGCTCTACGGCGGCCGCGGCGCGACGCTACGCGCCGAGGACCAGGCGCTGCTCGACGAGATCCGCAAGCTGGTCCGCTACAAAGAGCTCGAGCGCGAGGTCGCAGCGAAGGCCGCGAGCCGCGACCCAGCGGCGCTCGCCCGCGCGCTGAAGCGGCACCCCGAGCTCGCCGACGACGTGATCGACGGCCACCTCGTTATCGAGGCGCCCGACGCGGCGATCGTGCAGCGGCACCTCGACGAGTACGCCCAGATCCCGGCCAACGTTCGCAAGGCGCTGCAGGACGGCGGCGTCAAGGTCTACGTCGGCGACAAGCCGGTCCCCGAGCTCGACGACCTCGGGCACCTACGCAACGTGCAGCCGCGAGGCTACGGCGCCGGCGCCACCTGGATGGACGCGGCCGGCGCCTACAGCCCAGGCCGCAACGTCGCGGTCGCCGGCGACACCGCCGACGGCCACGGCAGCGCGAGCCTCGTCGGGCACGAGGCCGGGCACGCCCTCGACCAGGTCCTCGGGCCCGGGCCCCAGGCCCCGGTCAGCGCCGTCAGCCCAGAATTCGACGCCCACCACCGCCGGCTCTACCAGCGCCTGCAGACCTACTATGCCCAGGGCGGCCCGGGCGGCGCCGCGGGCAAGAGCGAGCTCTTCGCCGAGGCGTTCGGGCAGATTCTCGCCGACGAGGCCCGCGCCCGCCGGCGCTGGGACGACGCCTTCGTCGACTACATGCTGCGCGTCATCGCACACGCCGGCCAGTAGGCTCGAGACCGATGATCGGCCAGCTCCTACCCGACGGCACGATCCTCGCCCCATACCGCGCGACGAGCGCCGAGGGCGACATCGGCGACGCGCGCCGGCGCATCCGGCCGGGCGACCGCGGATACGAGCAGGCGCTCGCCGACCTCGAGCGCGACCTCGAGCTCGAGCGCCAGGCCGACCAGGCCGACTGACCGCCGCCGCCGCTACCTTCGGCGCATGAGCTCGACGCCAGGCCGCGACGCGGCAGAGCGCGCCGCCGAGGCGCTCGTGCGCGACGTCAACCGCGCCGGCAACATCCTGCTCGGCGAGGCGCAGCGGCGAGCACCGATCGAAGAGGGCACGCTGCGCGGCAGCGCCAGTCTCGCCCTCGTCGTCGACGGCCAGACCTTCGACGGCGGCGGCGCGCTCGCCGGCGCGACCGCCGCGGCGATCGCCGTCGTCCGCGCCGGCGGCAGCCCGACCGTATACGCAGAGGTCAGCTTCAACACCGTCTACGCGGCCGCGCAGCACGAAGGGCTCGACTACGACCACCCCAAAGGCGGCGAAGCAAAGTACCTCGAGCGGCCGCTCGGCGAGCTCGGCCCCAGGCTGCTCGCCCTCATCGCCGCCGGGCAGCGCGGCATCATCTAGCCGATGCCCGACTCGACGGCCGTCCTGACCGCGCTACGCGACGAGCTCGTGAACCGCGGCCTCGTCCGCAAGCCCAGCGACGCCGGCGGCCAGAGCGCGCCGCCGACCAACGGCCGGCCACCGTGCCACGTCGAGCCCAACGCGCCGCCGGCGCCCGGCGAGCGCGAGGCGCCCGAGGACGACGCCAGCCTCGTCGTCACGATCCGGCTGAGCAGCGAGCTCGGAGAGGACGCCTTCGCATACCGCCGGCGCGTCGTGATCGACATCATCTACCGCAGCCTCGGCACCGGCGCCCTCAAGCGCGCCCGCGCGCTCGACGCCCAGATCCGCAGCGCCCTGGTCGACGGCCGACCCGACTACGGCCTCGGCTGGACGATGGGCACGACCAGCCCGGTCGACGTTCTGCAGAGCAGCGTCTACGGCGGCCTCGGGCCCGTCAGCCGCGACCCCGCCCAGGGCGCCACCGACACCGCGAAATACGCCTTCGAGGTCAAGACGTAGGCTCACCCCTGACACCGCGCCAGACCGAGGCGCTGCGCCTCGTCGGCCGCGACGGCCTCGACCCCAAGGTCGCGGCGCGGCAGACCGGCACCAGCTGGTCGGCGTTCCGGTCGCGGATCGCCCGCGCCAAGACCAACCTCGGGCTCGCCGGCGCGACCAACCGAGCAGCGTGGCTCGAGCTCGAGCAGCGCGGCTGGACCGACGACGACGCCGACCTCGACGACGCGGCGCTCCTACACCACCGAGCCCAGCAGGAGCTGCAGCGCGACATCGACCTCGGCCGGCACCGCTACCGCCGCGACGACGGCGCCCTCGAAGGCCTGATGCTCGACATCTTCCAGGCGCCCGACGACGCGCCGAGCACCTACCGCGTGCCGCAGCGATACCACCAGGACCGCGGCGGCCGCGAGCCCTTCCGTCCGCGGGCCCCGTCACCCTAGGCGGCGCCTAGCGGACGGGCCCGGTAGCGGGCCCGGCATAGCGAGCTCACAGGAGCAGCGCGCATCATGAGCACCACCCCCGCCGAGGCCTTCGTCGGATACGCCCTCCGCGACGAGTACGCCGACAACTACGGCGGCGGCCAGATCGCCATCGCCGGCGAGACCTACGACGTCGCCGCCGAGCTCGACGCCGGCGACGGCCTCATCGTGACGGCCAGCCCGACCGTCATCACCGCGCTCGATCAGTACGACCTCGCGCTCGAGCGCGTCGAGATCCCGGCCGACCGCCTCGCCGAGGCGATCGCCGCGCACGACCAGCTCGCCGACGCCGGCGCCGAGCTCGAGGCCGCCGGCGACCTCACCGTCGAGCAGGCCGTCGACCAGCTCGTCGCCAACCACCAGCGCGACGGCCTCGCCGCGATCGCCGAGGCCGCCGGCCTCGACGCCACCGGCACCAAGCGCGAGATCGCCGAGCGGATCGTCGCCCACGAGGACCAGCTCATCGCCGCCCAGGCCCAGACCACCGACGACGGCGCCGGCGACGGCGAGACCGCCTGAGCCCGCGGGCCCGGCGATAGGAGACCACCAACATGCCCCTGCTCGAAAGCAACTACTACGGCCTCTGGATCGGGAAGCAGACCGCCAAGGGCACGCCCAACGCGACGCCCGGCAAGCGCCTGATCCAGGTCGCCGGCGATTTCCAGCTCCCGCGCGACGACGGCAGCGAGAACTACAGCGACCTGCAGAAGTACGGCGCGACGACCGACTGGGTGAACTCGATCCTCGGCACCGGCGAGCCGGCGAGCGAGGCCACCCCGACCGAGCTCGCCTACATCCTGTGGCTCTTCCACGGCGCCGAGACCGTGACCGCGGTCACCGGCCCGCCGACGGCGCAGAAGCACACCTTCATCCCGAGCAGCGGCCTCGGCTTCTACTGCACCGCCTACGCCCGCGTCGGCAACTCGGTGATCCGCCGCCAGCGGTTCGACGACTGCATCATCACCAAGGTCGTGATCGAGGGCAGCACCGCGAACAAGGCCGTGCGGATCACGCCGACGATCCTCAGCCTCGACCCGGGCGCGGCCTTCACCAGCGACCCGGCCGCGGCGCTCCCGACCGACAAGCCGTTCCTCTACACCGACGGCACCGGGACCTTCACGATCGACACGATCGTGTTCGCCGGCCAGAGCACGTTCCAGCTCACGATCGACGACGCCTGGACCGCGATTTTCGGCGACGACAACGTCCCCTTCGATCTGGTCCAGGGCACGCCGAGCGTGGCCATCAGCGTCAACCTCTACTTCGACGCGACGATGCTCACCCGCTACAACAACCTCGTATACGGCACGGCCAGCCCGACGCTGGGCACCAAGCCGATCAAGCGAGTCGGCGCCCTCGGCAGCTACAGCTTCTGGCTCAAGCAGAAGGACAACACCGGCGCCCTCAACGGCCGCGAATTCAAGCTGACCATCCCGGGCGTCAAGTGGGTGATCCCCGACGCGCCGGGCCCCAACCCCGACGGCGGCGTCACCGAGGTCACGCTCGCCGGCGCAATGCGCCCGACCGACCCGACCTACGTCGTCAAGCCCTACACCATCGACGTCAACACCGCCAACGGCGACGTCGCCTTCACCACCTGAGCCCAGGAGGCCCAGCCATCATGACCGCCGCCCTGACCAACGGCGCGGCGCCCCTCGAGGGCGCCGCCGCCGCCACCCCGATGCCGATCACGATCGGCGAGCAGGAGATCACCCTCGAGCGCGTCAGCGCCCGCAAGGCCAGCCGCGCGCTCGCGTTGCTACGCGCCCTCACCAGGGCGATGCCCGAGCTGCAGAGCGAGCTCGCCGCCTTCCGCCGCACCTACGAGGCCGAGAACATCGTCGAGCTCGACCGCGTGCAGGCCCGCATGCGCTACCCAGGCCGCGTGCTCGTCGACGACGACGGCCAGCCCGTCCTCGAGCCGGCCGAGCTCGACGGCGAGCCCAACCCGCGCGCCGGCCAGCCGGTGATGATTCCCAGCCCGGTCGATCGGATGACCGAGGCCGACTGGCAGGAGGCCGGCGGCGTCCTCAAGTTGCCGGCGACGCCCGACCCGACCGAGATCGCGGTCGCCCTCTTCGACAAGGCGCTCGAGGCCGCCGAGGACCACGTCTACCGGCTCCTGGCGCTCTTCACGATGAGCAACCAGGACGTCACCCAGCATTGGCGCGCCGGCGACCTCGACCAGGCGCTGCAGACCCAGGCCGACCACCTCCTCGACGAGGCCTACGGCGACGAGATCATGACGCTGGCGGTCGCCTGCGGCGAGCTCGTCGACACCCAATTCGTCCGCAAGGCCAAGGCGCTAGGCGGCCGCCTGGGAAACCTGGCGAGGCTCGTCGGCTTCGAGCCGCCGGCGACGCCGGCGACGCCGAGCTCGAGCCCGACGACGACGCCGGCGCAGCAGGAGGACCAGCCGACGCCCGCGCCATCGACCGATGGGCCCTCGAGCTCGACGCCGACCTCATCCACGGCCTCGCCGGCGCCTACGCCGGATGGACCCCCGACGCCATCCTCGACCTCCCCTGGGAGCTCGCCCTCGCCCTCACCGAGCGAACCGCCCGAGACCGCGAGCTCGACGCCCTCGACGCCGAGATCGCCGACGCCGGCGGCGACCCCAGCATGAGGTCCACCGACGACTACCCGCTCGACGCCAGCACCGCGCGCATGCGCGCGGCAGCCGCGGCCGTCATCGCAGCGGAGAAGGCGCGAGGCTAGGACATGGCGCTCGAGGTCGGCACCGTCCTCGGGCGCCTAGGCGCGCGGCTGGACACCGACGGCTTCGACCGATTCGACCGGCGCATGGACAAGGCGCGCCGCGACGCCGAGCGCCCGATCACCGCGCACGCCAAGGCCAGCGCCGACACCCGCGAGCTCGACCGCTACCAGAAGCGCCTCGACACGGTCGACGACGGCCACCAGCGCGTCGCCAAGAGCGGCCACGGCCTCGCCGGCAGCCTCGGCGGCGTCGCCAAGACCGCGGCCGTCGTAGCCGGCCCGACCGCGCTGCTCGCGGTCGGCGTCGGGCTCGGTAAGGCGTTCGGCGCCTACAAGGAAACCGAGCGGATCGGCCGCCAGACCAACGCCGTGCTGAAGAGCACCGGCGAGCAGGCCGGCGTCACGGCGAAGCACGTCGAGAACCTCGCCACCAAGATCAGCCGCAAGACCGGCATCGACGACGAGGCCATCCAGAGCAGCGAGAACCTGCTGCTCACGTTCACCAACGTCCGCAACGAGGTCGGCAAGGGCAACGACGTCTTCGACCAGGCCACCCAGGCCGTAACCGACATGAGCGCCGCGCTCGGCCAGGACGGCAAGAGCAGCGCCATCCAGCTCGGCAAGGCGCTGAACGACCCGATCAAGGGCGTCACCGCGCTACAGCGCGTCGGCGTCAGCTTCACCGCCCAGCAGAAGGACCAGATCAAGACCCTCGTCGGCAGCGGCAAGACGCTGCAGGCGCAGAAGATCATCCTCGGCGAGGTTCAAAAGGAATTCGGCGGCAGCGCCGCAGCGACCGCGACCAACACCGGCCGGCTGAAGGTCAGCCTCGGCAACCTCGCCGAGGGCGTCGGCAAGGTCCTAAGCCCGGCGATCGAAAAGGGCGCCGGCCTCCTGAACCACCTCGCGGAAGGGCTCGCCGACGGCAGCGTTCAGGGCAGCTCGTTCGGCCGCTGGGTGAAGGGCGCCGCCCAGACCATCGGCGTCGTATTCGCCGGCGCCGTTCGGATCGGCGGCAAGGCGCTCGACGGCCTCAAGACCATCATCCGCGACAACGCGACGACGCTACGCGGGATCGGCACCACGGTCGCCGGCGTCGCCAAGGCCTGGGTCGCGTTCGCCCGCCAGATCATCGACGCGGCCCGCGACACCTTCGGCGGCAAGAGCGGCACCAGCCGCGACATCCAGAACATCATCGGCAAGCTGCTGCTCATCGTAGGCGCGGCCGAGAAGGTCAACGCGGCCGTCGTAAAGCGAATCCTGCCCGGGATCGCGCAGGCGTTCCGCGGCTTCGCCCAGATCCTACGCGGCCTGATTCGCATCATCAGCGGCCTTCTCAGCGGCGATTTCGGCAAGGCCTGGGACGGCGTGCAGGACCTCTTCAAGGGCGCCCTCCGCGCGCTAGCCGGCATCGTTCGAGCGGGCACCGCGCCGATCAGAACCGCGGCCGCCGCGATCGGCAGCGCCGTAGGCGGCGCCTTCTCGAGCGCCTGGAGCGGCATCACCAGCACCGCCCGCGGCTTCGTAAACGGCATCATCGACGTGCTGAACATCATCCCCGGCGTCAACATTCACCACGTCGGCGGCGGGAGCAACCGCTACAGCGGCAGCGGCGGCGCCGGCAGCGGCGGCGGCGGGATCAACGCCCAGGGCGGCGGCGGCCGGCAGCAGGGCGTCGGCACCTACGCCGAGGGCGGCAAGGTCACCGCGCCGATCGCCATCATGGGCGAAGAGGCGCCGCAGCACCCCGAGTGGGTGATCCCGACCAACCCGGCCTACCGCGGGCGAGCCCTCGGCCTCTGGGCGGCAGCGGCGCGCGAGCTCGGCATCCCAGGCTTCGCCCTCGGCGGATTGTTCGACCCGGGCAAGGCGCTCGATTTCGTCACCGGCCTGCCCGGCAAGGCCGTCAGCACCGCCGCCGGCATCGCCGGCAAGCTGCTGCCGAAACTGCCCGGCAACCCAGGCGGCATCCTCGGCGGCGCGTTCGACTACGCCCTCGACAAGGCGGGAGACTTCATCACCGGCAAGGCCGCCGGGCTCGCCAAGGCCGCGGCCAGCGTCGTGAGCAGCGGCGGCGGCGGCGGCGCGAGCACCAGCGGCCTCGTACCGCAGGTCCTCCGCGCGCTCGCCTGGGCCCGCGGGCACGGCTGGCACGGCGGCGTCAATTCCGGCTTCCGCACCTACGCCGAGCAGGCCGTCCTCTACCAGCGTTATCTCAACGGCGGCAACCTCGCGGCGCCGCCCGGGCAGAGCAACCACGAATCCGGCCGAGCGGTCGACGTCAGCGACATCCCCGGCTTTCAGCGAGCGATGGCCAGCGCGCCGCCGAGCGCCCGCCTCATCTGGTTCGGGCCCGGCGACCCCGTCCATTTCAGCGTCGACGGCCACCGCCGCGGCGGCCGCATAGGCGCCCTCGGCGCGCTCGGCGGCGAGCGCCTGGCCAGCGGCGCGCTCGCGTTCAAAAAGGGCGGCAAGACCGTCGCCCAGCGCGTCCGCAGCGCGGTCGGCAACACCGGCACGATCCGCCACCGCGAGCACGGCATCCAGGCCTTCGAGACCGAGCTCGCCGACCGCGAGCGAACCTACGGCCAGACTGACCGCCGGTTCGGCCTGACCGACGAGGTCCTGCTCATCGAGAACCCCGACGGCAGCACGACCGTCGACCAGCGCGCCCTGACGCGCCGCACCGGCGAGCTCGGCGAGCTCGAGCGCCAGCGCCAGAACATCCGCGATCGCGTCAAGGCCTACCGCGCCGCGGCGAAGAGGCTCGCCGACAACTACCGCGCCGCGATCAAGCGGCTGCAGCGCGCCCTCGCCGCCGCCAAGGGCAAGGCGCGCAGGAAAGAGCGCCAGGGATACCGCGACGAGATCGCCACCTACCAGACCCGCATCGGCGAGCTCAAGACCCTCGGGAAGGACCTCGGCTTCGAGCTCGAGGACCAGAACATCGACCTCGCCGAGATCCGCGGCGAGCTCGCCGAGGTCAAGGGCACGACCGGCGCGCCGGCGCCGGCGAAAGAGCCCGAGGCCGCCGGCGACGCGCCCGGCGACTCGAGCAGCGGCGACACGACGAGCACGCCCGACCCGGCGCCCGCGGCGCCGACGGCGCTCGACATCGCCACCGGCGTCGCCGAGGCGCTCGCCAGCTTCAACGCCGGCCGCGCAGACCTCTTCTCGCAATTCGGCGCGAACTTCATCGGCGCAGGAGCCGGCGCGCCGACCGCCGCGCAGCTCGCCGCCGGCGCCCGCTACTTCGGCGGCGGCACCGGCGGCAGCGACGGCGGCGTCGCCGGCGCCGCCGGCGCACCAGGCGGCGTGCAGCTGAACGTCACGTTCACCGCGCCGCAGCCGCCCGACCCGCACACCTTCGCCCAGGCCGCCCTCTTCGAGCTGCAGGCGGCCGTATGACCGCCCTCGCCAACCCGATCGGCGTCGAGCACGGCCTGAAGTACGTCATCACCGGGCCCGACGGCACGCGCGCCGTGCTGAACGATTCGACCGACGTCGACTACGTCGGCATCCTCAACCCGCGCGACGGCGGCGGCGTCACCGGCCTCGAGCGCGCCGGCGTCCGCGAGACCAGCGACCTCTTGCCCGAGGCCGACGGCGGCGTGCATGGCGTATTCCGCCGCGACCGCCTGGCGTTCACGCTCGGCGGCATCATCCCGCCCGACGCCCCGGTCACCGCCGACGGCTGGGTCGGCCGGCAGGCGCGCCTCCTGCGCGCGACCGACGCCCTCGCCGCCGACGCGATCCTGACCTGGACGCCCAGCGGCGCGCCGCCGGTTCAAGTCGCGTTCCGCGAGCAGCAGCCGACCCGCATCACCGGCGCACGGCCCAAGGCCTTCCTCGTCGCCGGCGTCAGCGAAGAGGCCGTGATCTACAGCCAAGCCCTGAACGTCGCCAGCCTCAGCCCGAGCGGCATCGTAGGCGGCGGATTCGCAAGCCCGCTGACCAGCCCGCTCGGCTCGAGCGCGACCGCGGTCGGCGCCCTCGCCGCGACCAACGCCGGCGCCAGCGAGACCTGGCCGACGATCAAGATCACCGGCCCGTGCACCAACCCCAACGTGATCAACGGCAGCGCCGGCGGCCGCGGCCTCTTCCTGACGTACACCCTCGCCGCGGGCGAGTACCTGCTCATCGACACCAACCCGCGCAGGCGCACGGTCAAGCTCAACGGCGAGGCCAACCGCTACGGCGCGATCGACTGGACCCGGTCGGCCTGGTGGCCGCTCGAGCCCGGCGTCAACACCCTCAACCTCGGCTTCACCAGCTACAGCGCGCCGGCGGCCCTCGAAGTTTCGTGGCGCGACGCCTGGGGATAGGAGACCCCGACCGACATGGCACTCAAGACCCCAGCATTCAACGACGCCAAGACCTACGGATTCGAGTGGCTGCGCTACGCGACCGAGGTCGGCCGGAACAGCGAAGGCGTCGTCAACTACGCGACCGACCTGGTGCCGACCAACGCGGCGACCGGGCTCAAGGTCGACGTCGCCGCCGGCGCCGCGCTCGTCAAGGGCGATAGCGGCACGCCGGGCGTCGGACTTTCGCAAGGGCACTACCTCGTCGTAAACGACGCGGCGATCGCCAACGCCGTCACGCTCGCCGCAGCCGACGCCACCAACCCGCGCCTCGACCAGGTCGTTCTGAAGGTCACCGATTCGCAGGACCTCGGCGACGCCAGCGACGTCGCCACCCTCGAGGTCCTGACCGGCACGCCGACGGGCGGCGCCACGTTGCTGAACCGCAGCGGCGCAGCGGCCCTCACCCAGAACCGGCTGCGGATCGCCGACGTCCTCGTTCCGGCGACCGCGACCAACCTCACCGCGGCGAACGTCCGCGACCGCCGGCTGCCCGCCAACGGGCGCGCCAGCCGCTACGTCGCCACCGCCGAGGCCGTCGTTTCACCAGGCGGCGCGCTTGGCACCGCGGCGCTCCCGACCAGCGACCGCGTCGACCTCTACGTCCCGGCCAACGCCGTCGTCGAGCTCAACGCCCTCGCGTTCGCCAAGATGACCACGACCATCACCGGCGGCGCCTGGGCGTGGTTCATCACCGACCTCGCCACCGGCACCCGCACCCAGCTCAAGGCGCTGGGCAACGGCGGCGCGCCGACCAACCAGAGCGGCGGCGCGACCGGCGGCCTCGACGCCTTCTACGTCGCCGTCAAGAATCTCGGCACCGCAGTATTCGGCAACGGCGCCGACACCACCGAGGTCACGACCGGCACGATCCTGACCAACCCCAACTACGTCTACGGCCTGCCCGCCGGCGAGTACGGCTTCGAACCGATGTACGCCTGCGGCGCGACCGCCACCCTCACGATCAAAGAGCGGCGCACCTGGGCCCGCGTCGTCGCACAAGGCCGCTCGCAGTAGGGCACGGCCGCCCGAGCAGGCATGGCGTACACCTTCATCCTCGAGGACCTCGCCGGCAACGCCAGGAGCGAGCTCGCCGGCGCGCGAGACAAGCGATTCAGCCGCGCGATCCTCACGATGGGCACCGGCGGTTTCACGCTACCGCTATGGCACGACCAAGCCGATTTCGTCCTACAGGGCGACGCCCTCCTGAAGGTGGTCGACGTCAGCGACGAGGACGGCAGCCGCACCACCGTTTTTCACGGCCGGCTGGTGACAGCGGAAGAGGTCGCCGGCCCCGAGGGCGGCAGCGTGCAGGCAACGTTCGCCGACGGCTTCTGGAGCCTCCTGCGACGGCTATGCGGACGATCGACGAGCGGCTACAGCCGCGGCACCGCGCTCGCCCCGGTCACGGCCGCCAGCACGATCAGCGACCTCGTCAATACCGCCAACGCCGAGGCGCCGCTCGGCCTGCGCCTCGGCACCGTCGTCGCCGGCGCAGCGAACACCTACACCGGCCCGGTCTACTTCAAGCCGATCGGCGAGGTCATCGCCGAGCTCAGCGCGGTCCTCGACGGGCCCGACTGGCGCGTCGAGCCGATCGACGCCGTCCCGAGCACCAACCCGAGCGTCGCCTACTACAGCGAGCTCACCGTGCAGCCGGCGATCGGGCAGACCCGCCTCGACCAGCCGTTCGAATACGGCGACGGCCGGCTGAACGTGACCAGCTACAAGCGCGCGGTCAGCCTCGAGGGCACGGCCAACCGCGCGTTCAACCTCCCGCCGGGATTCCCCGACGCGCCGACCAGCGGCGTCGTCAGCGCCAGCGACGCGGCCTCCCAGAGCGCCCGCGGCCTGCTCGAGGCCGTCGTCGCCGCCGACCTACCCGCCGACATCTTGCGCCAGGCGCTGGTCGACCACCACGTCGCCGTCCGCGCCGGCGCGCGGCAGACCATCACGTTCGACCCGGTCAACGACCTCAGCGGCGACCGGCTACCACGGCTGCGCGTCGACTACGACGCCGGCGACGTCGTACCGTTCCGCGCCAGCGTCAACCGGCCGACTGAGACCGGGCAGCTCGAGCTCGACAAGAGGATCGACGTCCTCGTTCGCATCTACCAGATCACGGTCGCGGTCGACGAGCGCGGCGTCGGCCAGCCGACCCTGACGGTCACCCCGACATGAGCCCGATCGACCCCAGCACCGGCTACGGCCTCACGCCCGACGCGCGCACCGCCGAGCGCCTCGCCGACCTCGACCGCCGGCTACGGCAGCTCGAGCGCGGCCGCGGGCCCCGCGGCGCCGTCACCGCCCTCCCGAGCGCGCCTTACGACGGGCAGATCATCCGCTACCTCGCCGACGCGGCCGCCGGCGTCGAATGGACGCTGCGCTACCGCCTCACCAACCCCGATGGCACGCCCAACGCCAGCGCCTACAAGTGGGACTTCCAAGGCGGCGCGCCGATCTCGAACTTCCTCAACGGGCAGAACACCGCAGCCCGCACCGTGTCGACCTACGCGCCGATGAGCGCGGCGACCGTGCCGCTCGCCGGCGACTACTTCGCGTGGGGAAGAGCAGGCGCCGGCACGACGGCCGGCAACGACACGCTGCTCGCCATCACGCGATCCGCCAGCCGCAACCTCGACCACCGCTTCTGGCGGCAGGCCAACGGGTCGGGCGTGCTCGACTACGGCGCAGGCCAGGCGCGCCTCACCGGCATGGCCGCCGGCGAGGACGTCGAAGTTTCGCTCTACACCGTCGCGGTCGGCGCCGGCTCGTCGTGCGACTACCCCGAGATCGCCGCGATCCCGATTCGAGTCGGATGACCGACACCGACGCCCGCCTACAGCGCCTCGAGGAACGGCAGGCCGCGACCCACCAGCGGCTGACCACGCTCGAGCGCGAGGTCGAGATTCTGAACGCCCTACCCGTCGCGGTCGCCAGGCTCGAGGGCGGCCTCGTCGACGTCCGCGACGACGTCCGAGATCTCGGCACGGCGATGGCGGCGATCCGGCTCAGCATCGACGACCGCGAGCTGCAGACCAGCGAGGAACGGCGCAGCCTACGGATCGCGCTCATCGCCCTCAGCGGCGTCATTCTCGCGGCGTTGATAGCCGCGGCGGCGACTATCGTGGCAGCGAGCCTCGGCAGCTAAGGACGCCCCCCCCGGCGAGCCTATGACCGAGCAGGAGCGAATCGAGCTGGACCTGGCCGCAGGCCTCAAGCCGCGAGACCGCGGCCTACGCGGCAGCACCCTCGTCGTCGTAGCCGGCGCGATCGTAGCCGGCGCGCTCGCCTGCACCGCGGTCGTATTGAGCATCATCGCGTTCACCAGGATCGACAACGAGGCCAGCGACGCCTGGGCCCAGCGCCGGCGCGCAACCTACGCGGCCTGCCGCGAGCTCGAGACCACCAAGAGCGACGCCCGCCAGCTGCTCCGCAGCTACGGCATCGACCCGGCGAAGCTACCGCTGCGCCTCGACGGCCGCACGCACGTCTTCAGCGCCGGCGACTGCGACGCCGTCGTCGAGCAGCGAATCCCCGCGGCGACCGCGCCGCCAGGCGCGAGCCTCGTCTACCGGCCGGCCGATGCCGACCGGGCAGCGCCTTAGCCTCCCGCGGCGAACCGCCCTACCAGCTCAGGAGGACACCCCCGCATGCCAACCAAGGTCCCGATCGGGCCCACCAGCGTCGCCGGCTACGGCGTCAGCACCGCCGCCTTCGTAGCCGCGGTCCTGGCGTTCATCAACGGCGACCACGGCCCGAGCACGATCGGCGTCATCGCCGCCGGCACGATCGGCGCGCTCGCCTTCCTCGCCACCCAGATCGGTCGCTACCGGCAGGCCACCGCGCAGATCACCGCCAGCGCGCCGCCGGCCATCACGACGACCGGGCAGCCGGCGCAGCTCGAGGCGCGCAGCTTCCCGCCGGCGATCGCCGGCCAGCTGCTCAGCGCGGGCCCGCCCGAGCTCGAGGACACCGACGAGCCGCGCGACGAGCTCGACGAGCGCGCCAAGCTCGTCCCGACGACGGCGAGCCCGCCGCCCGACGAGGGCGACGCCGGCGACCCCGCGACCACGGCAGGAGGCCAGGCATGAGCTCCGTCAGCGGCCTGAGCGCCGAGCACCGGATCAAGGCGCGCGACCTCGCGGTCGAGGCGGCGCTGCTCACGATCCGCAACGCGCCGGCGATCCACTACACCCAGGGCCCGCTGCGCTGGCAGGGCATCGACCACGAGCTCAAGGCCTACCTCGGGCAGTACCCGACCCAGGCCGACTGCAGCGCGATGGCGACGTGGTGGCTCTGGAACGGCCTCGACCATTTCGGGTGCCGCGACACGATCAACGGCGCCCGCTTCCGCTACGGCTACACCGGCACGATGCTGCAGCACGGCAAGCCCGTCGTTCACCAGAGCAACTGGCTCCGCGGCGACCTTCTCATCTACGGCGCCGGCTGGCCGGGCGAGCACGTCGCAATGCACCTCGGCGGCGGCTTCGTTGCCAGCCACGGCAGCGAGCCCGGCCCGTTCAAGCTGCGGTGGGATTACCGCGGCGACCTCATGGCGGTTCGCCGGTACATCTAGCCGGCCGCCGAGCAGCACCAGCCGCCCACGACGGGCCCGCGCGAGCGGGCCCGTCCTCGTTCCGGCGCCGGCCGCGGGCCCGAGACCACCGGCGAGCACTCGCGCGCCCGGCAGGCGGGCGTTTACGGCGCGCAAACCGGCAGATAGGCGGCGGGCCCCCGGCTCCGTCGACCGAGGGCCCGCCGCGCTGGAGAACCCGACCACCGACGGCCGGGCGAGAACACCCCAGGTCGGGCAGCGTACCGCCGGCGCGGACGGTCGACCAGCCGCCGGCGCCCGAGCGTCACCCGCTTGACACCAGAGCGTAAAGCGCGCTACACTCTCGGAGAGAGCACCAACCCACCACCCCAGGAGGCGCACCATGACCAAGACCACCGACAAGACCGCCCGCCACACCTGCCACGGCGAGACCTTCTGCGGCAAGCCGCGCGCCGACGCCCAGCGCGACTGCGCGGTCTGCCAGGCCGAGGCCAGCGCGGCCGCCAACCTCGACTACCGCATCACCTTCGAGCCGCACCAGGCGACGATGAGCGGCGCGCTCGACGGCTACGGCTTCCGGTGCGAGTGCGGCACCGCGCAGACCACCAGCCTCGGCGAGCAGGCCTGCCGCGACCTCGCCGGCGACCACGGCGACTGGCACCGCGCCCGCGGCGAGAACGCCTACTTCGACGGCGAAGAGGGCGACCCGGCCGCGGCCGAGCAGCCCGGCGCCGACGACGACGCCAGCGAGGCCTTCAGCCCGGCCGCGCCGGCGCGCCGCGAGCGGACGACCGGCGAGCTGCTCGACGAGATGGCCGCCGGCCTTCCCGCGAGCCCGCCGATCCGCGACCGCGACCTCCCCAACACCACCGAGGTCGGCGAGCAGGCCGCGCTCGACACCTACCGCCGCGACGACTGGGACTCGAAGGGCACGGTCAGCCTCTACATCCCCGAGCGCGAGGCCCGCCAGATGTTGATGGCGCGCGGCTTCACCTACGCCGGCGCGCAGGGCGGCTGGACCAGCCCGGCCGGCCACCACTACTGGGAGCTCCAGGAGGCGCTCCAGATCGCCCTCGTCGCGGAGGTCGCCTGAGACCAACCACGGCCCCGACCTCGACACCTTCATCGCCGCGGCGCAGGCCTACAGCGACCTCGGCAGCGCGCTACAGCAGGCGCTCGCGGTCGCCCTCGAGGCCGGCTGCCCGCGCGAGCTCGCCCAGCGCGACCTCGACGGCGAGCTCAGCCGCTACAGCGCCGCGATCGTCGCCGACTACCTGCGGCGCACGCCCGACGCCATAGGCGGCCAGGCCGGCGAGCAGGCCGCCGAGCTCGCCCGCGACATCGACGACTACCTGGAGAACCGCGCCGAGCTGCTCGCCGAGCTCGCGCTCGACGAGCGCGCCGGCAGCACCGAGGCCGACGAGCTCACCGCACACCAGCGGCGCGTCGCGGCCACCGCGCTCCTGCGCCGGCTGGCAGACAACGCCACCGACCCGGGCGACCGCGGCTACAGCCTCGGCATCATCGACCGCATCGCCGCCGGCATGAACGTCACGCCGGCCTACCTCGAGCAGCTCCGCGCCGGCCTCGCGGCCCAGGCGCGCGAGCAGGAGACCACCACCCGATGACCACGACCACCGACACACCGACCGACCCGGCCACCCTCGTCGACCTGGCGCTCGTCGCCCGCGCCGGCGAGCGCCGGCAGCAGGCCATCGACGTCGCCGACCTCGAGCTCGACGCGATCGTGCGCGAGATCCGGCGCGCCCGCCAGGCCGGCGGCCGGCCGAACCTGGCGTTCATCGCCCGCACGACCGGCGTCAGCCGGCAGACCCTCCACGCCCGCCTGCGGGCAGACCACCGATAGGAGAACACCCCCCATGACCGCCCTACACCCCGACGACCGCGCCGACCAGCGCGCGATCGACCAGCTCGCCGACGACGGCCTCGACGTCGCCGAGCTCGAGCGCGCAGCCGAGCGCGCCGACGCGCCCGGCATCCCGCTCGCCGGCGTCACCGTCGCCGAGCGGATCGCCATCCTCGAGGCCGAGGCGCGCCGGCAGAACGAGTGGGATCGCCTGGCGCCCTACCGCGACGAGACCGGCTGGCTCGACGTCGACGCCCTCGAGCACGACGCCGGCATCGGCGCAGCGAGCTGGCGCGAGCACGATTACCGCCCGACCGCCCGCGAGCTCGAGGACCAGGCCGTCGCCAGCCTGCGGCGATCGCGCGAGCGCCGCGGCGACGCCGACCTCGAGCGCCAGGCCAAGACGAGCGCCCTGCTGATCGTCGCGTTCTTCGCGGCGATCGCCGCCATCCTCGCCGGCGCCTACCTGCTCGGCGTTCGGTAGCCGAGCAGGAGCACGTCCGACGGGCCCGAAAAGGTCCATCTAGCGGGCGCGCCGTATACGAATGCGCCCGCGCCGGCGGCACCCAGGCCGCCGGCGCACCGAGAACACACCCCAGATAGGAGCACCAGCATGCCCGCAGCACGCAAGACCACCGCGCCCGCGGCCAAGCCGCCCGAGGCCGAGCAGCCGGCGACCCAGCCGGCGATCGCGGCGCCCGAGGGCGCCGAGGCGCGCGAGCAGCTCGTCGCGGCGATCGCCACCTTCCAGCGCGACTGCCCGCCGATCGGCAAGACCAAGACCGCGACCGTTCCGACCAAGACCGGCGGCAGCTACAGCTACACCTACGCCGACCTCGGCGACATCCTGAACGCCATCCGCCCGCACCTCGCGGCCAACGGCCTGGCGCTCACCCAGCACACCACCCGCGAGCCGACGGGCCCGGTGCTCGTCACGACGATCAGCCACGTCGCCGGCGGCGCCATCACCAGCGAGGTCGACCTCGGGCAGAGCCCGAGCAACCCGCAGCAATTCGGCGGCGCCCTGACGTACCTGCGCCGGTACGAGCTCACGACCCTCCTGGGCATCGCCGCGGAAGAGGACCGCGACGCCCAGGACGTGCAGCCGCCCGGCCAGCGGCCCGCCGAGCTCCCGGTCTGGGCCCAGCCCGCCGGCGACCCGCGCAAGGCCGAGTGGCGCGCGATCCTCGAGCCGCTCATCGGCAAGCGCCGCGCCGGCGCCGCCGGCAAGGCCATCGCCGACACCTGGGGCGCCCTACCAGACGGCGCCGTGTCGCTCGCCAAGGTCATCGCCGCGCACCTCGAGGCCGAGCTCGGGCCCTGCGGGCTCGACGAGGCCAAGACCAACGCCAGCGACCGCCGCGAGGCCGAGGCCGCCCAGGCCGCGGCCGAGCAGCCCAACGCGCCGGCGCCCGACGACGGCGACATCCCCAGCGACGCGGGCCCGCCGCCCCCGGGCGTCAGCGGAGACCTCAGCGTCGACGAGATCGAGGCGCGCCGCGCCGCGGCCGCCGAGCCCGAGGCCGAGCCCGAGCCCGAGCCGCCGGCGGTCGCCGAGCGCCAGGACCCCGAGGTCGCGCCGGCGACCGTGCCGCTCCCGATCGAGCAGCTCGTCGAGATGGACAGCGACGACGAGCGCCGGCAGCTCCTACGCGGCCTCGGCTGCAGCTGCCCAGACCCGCTCGGGCCCGGAAACGGCAAAGACCAGGCCTGCCCGATCGTCGGCCACGGCATCCCCTTCTAGGCCAGCATGCCCGCCTACAACTCCCAGACCCACGCCGAGCGGCTGGCGCACCTGGAGCAGGCCAACCAGATCCGCAGCGCGCGAGCCCGCCTGAAGGTGTGGCTCGCGGGCGACGGGCCCGCGCTCGAGCGCGCGATCCGCACCCTGCAGGCCGCGGCGCACGCCTACCCGGGCGCCGCGCAGGAGCTCGAGCAGGAGCTCGACGCGCCGCCGGCGTTCCTGGCGACGATGCCCGCGGTCGCGTACCTCAAGGCCGTCCGCGGCTTCGGGCCCGTCAAGGCGGCCAAGACCCTCAAGACCGCCAACATCACGACCACCAGGCGCCTCGGGCAGCTCACCCCGCGCGAGGCGCTCGCCATATACATCGCCGTTGAGCGGCGCGCCGACCAGCGCGTCAAGACCGCAACCAGGAGAACACCGTGACCGAGAACACCACCACCACCACCGACCGCCAGCCCTACGTCGGCGAGGGCGCCGACGGCGCGCGGCGCAGCGCCATCATCGACCGCGAGCAGGCCGACACCCTCGACGCCGGCGAGCGCCGCGACGAGATCCTCGCCAGCGCCGAGGCCTGGGAAGAGCAGGCCGCCAGGCTCGAGCCGGGCACCGCGCTGATCGTTCACCCGACGACCGGCGAGGCGCTCGACCTCAAGGGCGCCACCACCACCGACCTCGCCGAGGCCATCCTCGAGCTCGGCGACCTGTACGCCCGCCTAGGTGTATTCAAGGATCGAATCACCAGCGAGATCGCCGCGCGCATGGACAAGATGAACGCCAGGACCGAGGGCGTCGGCCGCTACAAGATCGTCGTCAACGCGCCGACCACCGAGACCTACCCGGTCCCGACCCTACGCGCCGCGCTGCAGAAGCTGATAGACGACGACGAGCTCGAGGCCGGCGTGCTCGACAAGGTCATCGTCACGCCCGAGCCCAAAGAGCCCGACCCGCGCGTCGACCAGCGCGAGATCAACAAACTGAAGCGCCACCCCAACCCGCGCGTGCAGGCCGCGATCGCCAAGGCGCGCGACGTGCAGCCGGCGAAGAGGACCGCCAAGATCACCGACGAGGAGGCATCATGAACCGCCGACGCCCAGACCGCCGCGACGCCCTCGTGCTCGCCGGCATCATCATCGCCGGCCTGCTCGCCACCGCGGCGATCGCCAGCGAGGCCCACGGCGCGCTCCACCGCAGCGACGCCGTCCAGAGCGCCCGCGCCGTCACCGTGGCGACGTTCGCCGGCTTCACCGAGCACCCGCCCTTCGTGACCGCGCGCTGCCACGTCTACAGCGTCCACCGCGCCCGGTGCCGCGCCTACTACGCGGGCGACCGGATCGCCGCCCGCGTGCGCGTCACGGTCGTCGACCGGCCAGGCGGCGACGTCGGCTACCTCAGCTCGATGCAGATCGTCCGCAACGGCCCGCGGCACCGACGGGCGAGCAGCGCCGCGGCGGCCGCGGCGCGCCGGCGGCTGAGCTGGAGCTCGAGCACGGCCAGCGTCTACGACGCCGTCGGCCTCGGCGGCGCGACGGCCTGCGCGACCAGGAGCAGCGACGGCCGCTACCACGGCGGCTACAACATCGTCGCGCACAAGACCCTGCCCTGCGGCACCCGCCTGCGGCTTTGCTACCGCCGGCGCTGCGCCAGCGCCCGCGTGCAGGACCGCGGGCCCTACGTCGCCGGCCGCGAGCTCGACCTGGACGTTCGGCTACAGCGGCGCCTCGGCTTCCCCTACGGCGTCGACACCGTGCGCTGGAGGATCGTTCGATGACCGGGCCCACCCTCGCCGACGCGATGGACGCGATCAATGAACGCAAGCGCGCCGCGGGCGCGACGCCCGACGAGCCGGCGACGATCGACGCGCGCCTGATCCTCATCGGATACGAGCTCGACCCGCGCGAGATCCAGCACGCGATGCAGCTCGTACACCAGACCCAGAAGGGCATCATCGACGAGCTGATCCTGACCGGCAGCGCCGGCCTCGACGAGATCGCCGGCCAGGCCACCGTCAGCTTCGTCGAAGGCCTAGCGGTCGGCCTGGCGCTCGCCGAGCAGCGCGCCGACGCGGCCCGGCGCCGCGGCCCCGACGACGACGACCCGGCGGCGCAGCGCGACCGCCTGCTGCTCGCCGAGCTCGAGCAGATCCGGCAGCTCGCCGGCCGGCTGCACAGCCCGGCCGCGGACGCGATCGACTACACCGTCGACCGCGCCGTCGCCCTCGTAGGAGCAGACCGGCATGGCTAAGGCGAAGGGCATCAGCGAGGCCCAATGGCAGGCCCAGGTCCTCGGGCTCGCCGGCTTCTACGGCTGGCGCGCCTACCACCCGCCCGACAACACCCCGAGCGCCAACGGCCGCCGGCAGCGCGTCGCGCCCGGCTTCCCCGACCTCACCCTCGTCCGCGGCCCAGAGCTCATCTTCGCCGAGCTCAAGGCCGAGAACGGGCGCCTCGGGCCCGGGCAGCAGGAATGGCTCGACGCCCTAGGCGTCATCGGCGACACGATCCGCCGCGGCAGCTACGCCGGCACCGCCGACGAGCCCGACCCGCCGGCGGTCGACGTCTACCTGTGGCGGCCGAGCGACTGGCCGACCGTCAACGCCCGCCTAGCGCGCGGCCGCGGCATGGTCAGACCCGAGTGGGCGCCGACCGAGTAACTGACAGGCGGCCGAGGTTATGCACAGGCCGCGCACAGGCCGCGAGCCCAGGCGCCACCAGGCCGATCGACGATCCATCGACATCGCGCACACCCCTACGACTACGGAGATCACCTGGGACGGCAGAACGGATAGGAGAACGGCACCAGCGCCTGAGCTGGGCTCCCCTTTCCGCCGCCGCCCTGGTCGCGCACGCGCGAGGCGCGCCGCCGGCGGCCTAGCGAAGATCGCCGGCGGCGCCCGCGCACCCTTCCAGACCACGCCGACACCACGACCGTCCGCGGCCCCGTATACGGTGCGCCGCCAGAGAGAACACCACCAACCCAGGAGCCGCCCCATGCCCGCACCGATCGACTACCTGACGCCCGCAGAGCGCCAGGCCTACGACGCCGTCACCCGCGACGCGGCCGACGCCGACGCCAGCGCGCCGGCACGCGCGATCCGCGACGCCCTGACCGAGCTCGCCCGCCGGCGCGAGCGCGACGTCGAGCCCGCCCTCGAGCCGGCGCTCGCCTACCTGAGCGACGCCCTGAACAGCCTCGAGGCCGAGCACCAGGCCGAGCTCGCCGCCCGCGAGCGCGACCACGACGCGGCCTTCGCCGAGCAGGGCGAAGCCCTCGCCCAGGCCCGGGCCCGCACCCGCGAGCTCGCGCACGCCATCACCAACATTCGCGTCGAGCTCGTCGACCTCGGGCCCAGCGGCCGGCAGCTCCTGGCAGAAGGGCGCCTCGAGCGCCTCGGCGCCGCGCTCGAGCTCGCGGTCCACCACGTCGCCGAGCCCGCCCTCACGATGGACGGCGAGCGCGCAGCGGAGCCGGCAGCATGAGCGCCGCCGCCATCGTCGGCACCGTCATCGCGCTCGTCGCGCTCGGCCTCGTCAGCCGAATCGACGACCAGCTGCAGCGGATCGCCGAGGCCCTCGAGGCCAGCGCCCAGGCCGACGCCTACCAGGCCCGCCGCACCCAGCGCCTCGACGCCGAGGCCGACCAGCTCGAGCGCCGCATCATGGGAGGCGACGAGCGATGACCACCACCGGACGCGAGGCGCAGATCGCCTGCAGGATCGCGCAGGACCTCCACGACGACCTCGAGGCCGTCCGCGACGCCCACCGCGACCTCGACCTCAGCACCACGATCCGCCGGCTCCTGCGCGCCGGCGCAGACCGCGAGCTCGGCCGCACCGCGCCGCCGGCGGCCAGCGTCGGGCTCTTCGGCCCGCGGGCCCGCCGCGGCGCAAGCCATCGCCGAGACCGCCCGACGAGCAGGCACGCGGCCGTCGACAACGCGCCGCGCGCCGGCACCCAGCGCCACCGGCTGCTGGCGTACATCGCCGGCGCCGGCGACCGCGGCCTCACCTACGACGAGGCCAACGCCCTCGACGAGCGCGCAGGGATTCGCGTCGCCGGCGTCGGCCTCGCCCGCCGCGCCAGCGAGCTGCTCGAGGCCGGCGCGATCGCCGAGGCCTACACCGCGCCCGGCCAGCTGCAGCCGATCCCGGGCGGCACCGACCTACTCACCCGCAAGACCCGCAACGGCAGCGAGGCCGCCGCCTACATCATCACCGACCGCGGCCGCCGCTGGCTGCAGGAGCTCGACCAGGCATGACACCCCCCACGTTCCCGACCGAGCTGCTCGAGGCCGCGCGCCGGCGCCACCAGCGCGTCAGCGACCTCCTGCAGACCATCCTCGAGGCCGCCGCCGAGCTCGACCAGATCGGCATCACCGTGACCGGCCTGAGCGACGACGGCAGCGTCATCACCGCCGAGGCCGAGCACCCGACCAGCCGGCCCGGCGCCGTCCCGGCCAGCGAGCTCGCAAGCCTCCTGAACCGCGGCACCGCCTACGCCGTCCGCGGCACGCTGCAGATCGACGACGCCAGCCCGTCCACGTTCGTCGCCATCAGCGGGCCCGCGGTTACCGTCGCGCAGGAGATCGCCGAGCACCAGCACGCCCGCGACCTCGGCCGCGAGACCTCGGCCATCCGGCCGGCCAGCGAGGATGCCGAGGCCGCCGGCGCCGATGGCTCACCCGCAAGCGGGGCGCCCTCCCAGGCCGCACCGGCGCCGGCGGCACCTGCTGTTTCACCGCCCGACCTCCATCTCCTACCCGACCCGCCGCCGGCCGCCGACGAGCCCGAGGGCGACGGCCCGAGCTGCGAGCGTTGCGGCGAGCAGCCGGCCGCGACATGCGAGTGCGACGAGCCGGCGCCCGCCGACGCCGACGAGCTCGAGCGCGCGGCCGAGCGCGCCGCGGCCGGCCAGGAGCACGACGAGCCGCCGATCGGCGTCGCCTGCCCAGAGTGCGGCGACGGCAGCGGCGACTGCTGCGCCGGCGGCATCGCCACCCCGGGCGCCGCCGAGCTCGCCTCCTACAGCCCAGGCGCCCAGGCCGTATACAAGGCGCTCGAGCAGGTCGCCGGCAACTGGCGCACCAGCGCGCAGCTCACCACGTTCTGCCAGATCAGCCCGAGCGCCACGACCCGCGCGCTCGCCTGGCTCGTCGAGAACGGCATCGTGCAGCACAACGGCCGCAAGCGCGTCGGCAGCGCCTACCGCCGGCCCGCGCGCCGCGGCGGCCCCGCGCCCGAGCCGACACCCGACCCGCTCGGCGCGATCGTTCCCGGCGCCGAGCCCGCGCCCGAGCCGCCGCCGGCGGCCGAGGCCAAGACGACCGCCAAGAGGCCGATCCCGACCAGCGCCGGCGACACCCAGGCCGCCATCCTCGAGGCGATCGCCGGCGCGCCGCTCACCGTCCCCGAGCTCGAGCACGGCCTCGGCATCGCCCGCGGCGCCGCGAACGAGGCCATCAACTACCTCGTCCGAACCAACCAGGCGCAGATCGCCAAGGTCCCGCGCCGCGACGGTTTCCCCGCCTTCGAGGCCATCGACAAGAGCGCCGCTAGCTGCAAATGCGACGTTTGCTGCTCCTTCGGGAACGCCGGCTGATGGTAATACGCTAATTATTCGAATCAAGGATAATGGCACTGCGCGCATGAGCCGCGAAACCACCAGCGAGCTCGTCGAGATCGACGCCACCTGCCACGGCTGCGACTGGGGCTCGATCGCCACCAACGCCCTCGGCAACGCGGCACGCCACCACGACGCCACCGGGCACTACGTCGACGTCGTCGTCACCCGGCGCGTGCACTACGGCAGCGCGCCGACCGCCGAGGACCTCGGCCAGCTCCCGCTCGAGCAGCACCCATGACCGCCGCCAGCGAGCTCAAGGCCATCCGCAACCCGCACACCCGCGCCGTCCTCGAGGCCCTACTACGGCAGAGCGGCATCAGCGGCGCCCTCGCCCGCGGCTACCTCGTCGCCCGCATGCGCTGGCACCTAGGCCTCCGCAAGGCCCACGTCACGCCACCCAGCGCCGCGCTGAAGCCCGCCGAGCTCGAGCACGTCGAAACCCGCGCATACGAGCTGCTCGACGAGCACCGCCACCTCCTACCCGCGCTCCAAAACGAGGGCACCGCCCGGCACGACGCCGGCCCGACCCAGCCCACCCTCGCGCAAGCCGCCGGCGCCGGCATCCCCGAGCACGCCGACCACCCCAACGTGACGCCGATCACCGCCGCCAGGAGCGCCCGCAGATGACCCCCCCAAAGACCCCCGCCCGCAAGACCGCAACGCGACAGAAGCGACGGCCCACGCGCGCACGCGCGAGCGACGGCATCCCCGCCAGCCTCGACGCCCTGCGCGTGCCGATCGGCAGCGTCAAGCCCTACGGCCGCAACCCGCGCCGCGGCGACGTCGGCGCGATCGTCGCCAGCCTCAAGGCGCACGGCCAGTACCGGCCGATCGTGGTGCGCCGGCGCACGACCGAGATCCTCGCCGGCAACCACACCTGGCTCGCGGCGCAGGAGCTCGGCTGGCAGGAGATCGCCGCCACCTACGTCGACGTCGACGCCAAGACCGCGGCGAAGATCGTGCTGATCGACAACCGCGCGAGCGACATCGCCGCCTACGACGACCAGGCGCTCGCCGACCTCCTGACCGGGCTCGACGACCTCGAGGGCACCGGCTACGACCAGGAGGCCGTCACCGACCTACTGCTGCGCCTCGGCGCCGCCGGCGAGAAAGACGGCCTGACCGACCCCGACGACGTGCCGGCCGCCGCGGGCCCGGGCGAGCAGGCCACCGGCCAGATATGGCAGCTCGGCGACCACCGCCTCATCTGCGGCGACAGCACCCTCGGCGCGACGATCGACCAGCTGCTCGACGGCCGCAAGGCCGACCTCCTGCTGACCGACCCGCCCTACGGCGTCGACTACAGCGAAAAGGCCAACGCCGTCCACGGCGCGACCGTGCCGCACCGCGACATCGCGCACGACGGCACCGCCGGCCTGGGCCCGTTCCTACGCGCCGCCTTCACCGCGTGCGCCGCGCACCTACCAGCCGGCGCCCCGTTCTACTGCTTCCACGCCGACACCAACCGCGGCCTATTCGACCAGGCGCTCCTCGCCAGCGGCCTCGAGCCGCACCAGACCCTGATCTGGATCAAGCAACACTTCGTGATCGGCCGCAACGACTACCAATACCAGCACGAGCCGATCATCTACGGCTGGCGCCCAGGCGCCGCGCATCGCTGGTTCGGCGGCTACACCAACCCGACGATGATCGACGACGCCCTCGAGCTCGAGCCGGCGAAGATGACCAAGGCCGACCTCGTCGAGCTCGTAGCCGAGCTGCTGCAGGCCGAGACCACCGTCGTCCGTAACGACCGGCCGGCGCGCAGCGCGCTCCACCCGACGACCAAGCCGACCGCCCTGCTGCAGCGCCTCATCTCGAATAGCGCCCGCTACGGCGACGCCGTCCTCGACCCGTTCGGCGGCAGCGGCAGCACCCTCATCGCCGCCGAGCGAACCGGCCGCCACGCCTACCTCGCCGAAACCGACGCGGCCTACTGCGACGTCATCATCCGCCGGTGGGAGCAGCACACCGGCAGGAGCGCCACGACCGATGGCCGACCGTAAGACGACGAGCAAGACCACCAAGTCGCCATCGGACGTCCGTTGTACTCCGTACCTTGTACAGGCCAAGGCGCCGGCGCGCAAGCGGCCGGCCCGCAAGCCGAGCGCCGGCGCCCGCCGCCGCGCCAACGCCCAGCGCGCCTGGAAGGACGCCTTCCTGCAGGCGCTACAGGACACCGGCACGGTCGTGCAGGCCTGCCAGGCCGCCGGCATCAGCCGCAGCGCCGCCTACCGCGCACGCCAGGAGGATGAGGACTTCGCGCTCCGCTGGCACGACGTCGACGAGACCTTCGTCGAGATCCTCGAGCGGACGGCCTACACCCGCGCGATCAACGGCAGCGACCGGCTACTGGAATTCCTCTTGAAGGCCAAGAGGCCGGCCGTATACCGTGAGACCAGCCTGAACGTCCATCACAGCGGCCAGGTCGAGCGCGCCCAGCCGGTGATCCACGAGCCCGACGGCGACGCGGCAGCGACCGCGATCGCCAAGATCCTCCACGACGCCGGCGCCCTACACCAACCCCAGGAGAACACCACCGATGCATAACCCGTTCAGCCGGCGCCCGCCGGCACGACCCCCGTCGATCGACACCGGCCTCGCGCACGCGATCGCCGGCCAGCTCGCCGTCGGCCTCGCCCGCAACGCCGAGCCCGAGCCCGGCGGCGGCGTCACCACCTGGCACGCCGAGCTCGAGCAGAGCGCCGAGCGCGCCCGCCTCGCCCTCTTCGCCATCGGCCTGATGATCCGCAACGCCGACCCGAGCACCCAGCCGATCCTCGACCAGGCCGTCACGATCGCCTACGACCGCAGCACCGGCATCACCCAGCTGCGCGTCGTCGCCGAGGCCGACCCGCATGCCTAGGCCAGAGCGCCGGCCGCGGCTGCCCTGGCTCGTCGGCGGCCCGCTCCACGGCCAGCCCGTCACGCACGACGACGACCCGCCGAGCAGGCGCGTGCTGTACGCCGACCCGGTCGAGCTCGACGGCGCCGGCCCACCAGGCCGATCGACGCCGATCCCGACGACCCTCTATCAGCGCGACCCCTACGCGTTCGGATTCGCCGACGGCACCAGCGTCAGCTTCGACGTCTGGCACGCCGGCAAGACCGACGCCGAGACCGACCGCCTCACCGTCGAGCTCGTGCTCGAGCGCGCCGGCATCACCTACCGCCGCACGACCCCAGACCCCGCCGGCGCGCCCGGCGCAACCACCAGCGCCAACGTGGCGCCGCCCACCACCACCCAGGAGGACACCCAGCATGCCTGACCAGGACCAGACCCTCGCCGACGAGCTCGCCAACGTCGGCGACGCGATCGCCGGCGGCAAGCCGAGCGACCTCATCCTGCCCGACGAGCACCGCGCCGAGCTCGAGCAGGAGCTGACGCCCGACGACGACCAGGCCGCGGTCGACGCCGAGCTCGAGGCCGCGCACCAGGCCGCCGCCGACGTCGCGCCGGCGAGCACCGACCGCCACATCAGCACCCTCGAGGCGCAGGGATTCAGCACCCTACGCACCCTCGTCACCCAG